ATGCTGACCAGCTACGTCGATTTCAGAATCAAGTGTGCCTTGTGGCTTGACCGAGTCCAAAAGAAACTCCCACCCCTACTCCACTTTCCCGAGGACATCGGGCCAGACTTTATCATGGGGCTTTCAGGTATGGCGTTAATCATGGCAAAACACAAACGCCAGCCACTCCAATGGAAAAAGCTCGCCCATGACCACTACGCCGATGCTTTGAAGCTCTCGGCAGTGCTTAGTTGGTGGCTTGTGGCGCATCAGTTTGGGGCATCGCCGCCGGAAGCTGAAAGCGATGTTTGACTGACTCGCCCTAATTGATGGCAAGCGCCGACATTTGGGTCAGAAAATTGGTCAAATACTATACCACCGCAGAGCTAGAAGCGGCGGAGTTGGCGATATTGCAAGCGGAAGCGGGGCGCATTCAGGACGTAGTTCAAATCACCAGTCAATCTTCACGGGCAGGGAGCGCAACGGGCATCAGCATTAGCCCCGAAGAACGGGCGACATGGCTTCGTCGCATTGAGGAAGCATTGCACGAACTCGCCGGAACCACAGACTTCAATGATCGCTGGTTCAGCCAAGACTTTTCAACCCGCAACTTTTCCACATGAGCAGAACACGACGAGGAAGAAAAGCAGGCGGGGCAGTGGGCATTAACGCGCTGACCAATTTTGACGCCGCCCAATACTCCCCGCGCCGTGCTTGGGTCAACTGGGGTACGCTGGATACATCGCAAGAACTCACGGGCGGCGATAGGCTCACCATTCTTCGCAAAGCCCGCAAAATGTATGCCGATGTCGGGCTTGCTCGGCGCATTGTCAATGGAGTTGCAAACCTTGTTGGCTATCTCAAGCCGCAAGCCGCAACTCCTGACCGTGAGTTCAACCGGATGGCAGAGGAGCTTTTCGAGGAACGCGCCGGGACTCCATTCGTGTTCGATCGAGCGGGCAAGATGGACTTTTTTCAGTGGCAGATCGCCCTTACGCGCCTCCGAATCAAAGACGGCGATTCGCTTTCCGTCTTGAGCGAAACCGAAAACAAAACCGCTCGCATTATTTTCTATGAATCGCACCAAATCGACAGCGGCAAATCCAAAACCGCGCAAGATGGCGTGTTTCTTGACAAGTTCGGGCGACACCTCGCATACAACCTCGTTGACGTTAATGACCCCAGTAAGGCATCAAGCGTTGCGGCGTCTGACTCGATCTTTTACGCCGATTTTGAGCGTCCAGGTCAGGTCAGGGGAATATCCGCACTCGCTCACGCCCTGAACAACATTCAGGACCAAGCCGAGATCACCGCCGATGTGAAGCACGGCATCAAGATGGCAAATCAGGTTGGATTGGTTCGGACTATGAAAAGCGGCAACGGCCCGCAAGGGTTCGCTAGCGCAGTCACAACCAAAACCAGCGGGGGTGCGACAATCAACGTTGAGCAAATGCGCGAGGGTGGAATGGTGGCGCAACTCAATGACGGGGAGCAACTATCAGTCATTCACGACGGACGCCCCCACCCGAATCAAATGGTGTTGCTTGAATGGCTCGTGCGTGACATCGCTTGGGGCGTGGGGCTTTCGCCGGAAGTTCTTTGGGACTTGGCAAAGCAAACCGGACCATCACAACGCTACCTCATGGCTGAGACTCAACGGTGGATTGAGCATGAGCAAGCCCGACTCAAGCAAGCCTGCCAACGGTTTTACACTTACTTCATCGCCAAAGCCGTCAAGAATGGCGAACTCCCGCCGCCTCCTAAAAACTGGTGGTGGGCTGAGTGGATTCCGCAGGCTGACTTGACCATTGATAGGGGCAGGGAGGGGCGGCTTGAGCTTGAGCAGCTAGAGTCAGGCGTGATGAGCCTGAATGACTACCACGCCCGCAAAGGACGCGATTGGGAGAGCGTGGAGATGCAGAAGGCGCGGGAGATTTTACGCCGGCGCGAAATCGAGCAGGAGATGGGACTCGACGAGGGCGCATTGGACGGATTCAAACAAAAGCAACTAGACATTCAGGAGGACCAAAATGAAAACATGGTATCAGATTCAAGCCAAGAGTGACAAGCCTAAGTCGGCAGACATCAGCATCCACGATGAAATCGGGATGTGGGGCATCTCCGCATCCGCATTCATGCGCGACCTTCGCGGCATGGGTGAGTTGGATGAGATCCACCTTTCCATCCACTCCCCGGGCGGCGATGTGCTGGACGGGTGGGCGATCTACAACTCGCTCAAAAACTCCAAGGCAAAAATTACAGCTCGCGTTGAAGGTCTAGCTGCTTCAATGGCTTCCGTGATTCTCATGGCCGCTGACACGGTGGAGATCCCCGAGAACGCTTACGTTATGATTCACAACCCTTGGGGGCTGGCAATCGGAGACGCCGAAGAAATGCGCGATACCGCCGATCTCCTCGACAAGCTCGGCAACGGGCTAGTAAATGCCTATGCATCCCGCACGGGCAACAGCGAAAAAGAAATCCGCGAAATGATGGACGCTGAGACTTGGATGGATGGCAAAGAAGCAGTCGAACGCGGATTCGCTGACAAACTGCTCGATGGAGTCGCGCTTTCCGCCCGCGCTTTTGACAATCGCAAATTCAAGATGACTCCACAGTCCCTTCAAGCTAATTCCGAAACTGATTCACAGGTCGCTCCCGTGGATGAACCCGCAGCCGCGCCGGTTGAGCCTATCGCTCCCGTTGATGCGAATGCGGAGCCAGAGGTTGAGCCGCAAGCTCCCGAAGGCGAAGCAACGGAACCCCAAGCAAAGTCGCTCCTGTCACGTCTTACTGCCCTTTTTGGTGGTGAGACTGACGAAACGCTCAAAGCTGCTCTCACGGTCAAAGATGGCGAGATTCTCGCCGCTAAGACTGAGATTGACGCGCTCAAGGCAAAAGTGACTGAGCTGGAACTCAAGGCCAAAGCCTACGACGAAGCTACGGCGGAAATCGCACGGCTGGAAGCTGAAAAGCAAACGGCAGAAACCAAGGCGGCGGCTCAAGTCGCATCGCTCGGTTTCACTCCAGAATCTGAACGGAGTCTGCCTGACGCTGAAACGGACAAGGGAGACATCCTCACACAGTTCAACGCGATCACTGATCCCGTTGAATCCTCAAAATTCTACAAAGAGAATCAAGCGGCACTCATCGCCGCCCAACGCTCGCAACGCAAATAATCCACCTCCTCAAATCTCATGGCTACAATCTTCAACGACAAGTTATTCGGTCAACGCGCTTTCCAACAGCTTGTTGACATCCTTACCCCCCTCAACGCCTTTTCTACCGACATCTCGTCCGAGATTCGCGGTCAAGGTGATGCAATCATCGTTCCGTTATTCGGAAACACGACTACCACCACGTTCACGCAGGCAACTGACGTTTACGAGCAAAGTGGCGGTCTGATTTCCGCAATCACCGTGACTCTGAACAAGCGCAAGATCACTCCAATCGACCTGACCTTGCAGCAACTCGCGGAATCCAGCAATGCCGCCCGCTTCGACCAATACGCCGACCAGCTCGGCAAGTCGATGTCTCAGGCTGTGCTGACTGACATCTGGAGCTTGATCACCACCACGAACTTCGGTTCTGCGGTCATCACCACGGCATCCGCCAACTATGACCGGACCGAGTTGATTCAAGCTCGCCAAGCGTTGATCGCGGCTGGCGTGCGCGGCAACAAGTCGTTTGTCGGCAACCTCAACATCGAGTCGGCGCTTTTGGGTGACGACAAGATCACTCTGGCACTGAATCGTGGCGACTCGCTCGCCATCAAGGAAGGTCAACTCGGGCGCTTGCTCGGTATGGACATCTACTCCAGCGATGTCCTGCCATCCAACTCCGTTTCGCTTGTCGGCTTCGCTTGCGGCCAAGACGCAATCGCGGTGGCAATGCGGAACCTGGGTGATTACCTCCCTGCTGGCGACTACGAAGCCGTTGAGCAGTTCGTGGACAACGAGACGGGCATCAGTGCCCTCTACACTCGCCACTGGTCCCGCGCCCAAGGCAAATACTTCATCAACCTCCACTGCCTCTACGGCTACGCCACGGCGGTCACTGGAGCGTTGAAGGTGTTCACCACCCCAACGACCTAATCACGGTCAACCAACAAAAGCGCGGTTCTCGAAAGGGGGCCGCGCTTTTTTATTTGC